ATAATGATGCCCTTCAATATATGATGGATAATCAATATGGTAAAAAAGTAGGTAGTGATTTATTTAAATTTTATAATCCTAGAGAATATTATAATCAAGTAAGCAGAGACATGGTTGATCCAAAAGAACAAATGGAATCACAAAATATGACAGTAGGCACTGCTGTTGAACAAATGATGAGGAATGAACCTAGTGAAGGTGGTGGATCACCAATAGCAGAGGATTTATCAGGTGGATTGTTATATACCAGTCCATTAACATCTCAAGATTCAAGTGGAAACCGAACAAGAAACGATGATGCTTACAGAGCCGCATTGGCAAGAAATGTAAAAGCTAATCCATTTAAATTTAGAAGTAATATTGGTGGAACTGGAAGGGCTGGTTTCTTAGGTGGTAGATAACGAAATTAAAAGAAGCGACCAAGCAAAAAGAATACTTGAAGATGAAATATTCATAGAAGCAGTAAACAAAATTAGATCAGAGTTAAATACCGAATGGCTAAACTCTGACACAAAAGATTCAGAACAACGAGAAAACATCTTTGTCATGAGAAGAATGTTAGAGGTTGTCTTGATGCAAATACGATCAGTTATGGAAACAGGCAAGATCGTACAAAAATAACAGGAGTAAAATATGGCAGAACAACCAGTAATGGACTCTGCAACAGAGACTCAAACAGAGTCTGTTGCACCAACGCCCAAGTCTCTCAATCAAGGAGAGGCGGCTGAAGCACTGAAGAACTTATTTAATATTAACGCCTCAGAGACTCAGGAAACAGCAAGTGAAAAATCAAAGAAAGAAGTAAGCGACTCGGAAACGAATATCGAAGATGCTTTTAATGATGAAGAACTTATAGATCAAATTGAAGATGAACAACCATCTGAAAGTAATCAGGAACTTTATAAAGTTGTTGTCGATGGACAAGAACAAGAAGTCAACCTAGAAGAACTCACGAAGGGTTATTCTCGACAAAGCGATTATACTCGTAAAACCGAAAAGCTATCGCAAGATAGAAAAAGTGTTGAAGAATTAAAAAACGAATACACTAGGCAAAACGAGGAGGCTAAAATCAAACGAGATCAATACGAGAAACAACTTCAAGTATTATCAGAACAATTAAGATCAAGTGAACAAAAGGTAGATTTAGACAGACTCTACGAAGATGATCCAGCGGAGTATGTTCGTGTTAAAGCAGAACAAGATCGTAGGAAAGAACTTTTAGAAAAATCTAATCAAGAGCGAGAAAGAATACTTGCTGAAAAGCAAGAGGAACAAGGAAAACAATATAATTCTTACCTCGAACAGCAAAGACAACTTCTTGCTCAAAAATTACCAATTTACGCTGACAAAGAAAAAGGTGCAGATTTTGTTAAAAATTTAACAAACTACGCTAAAGAGATTGGTTATACCGATCAAGAAATAAATATGTTAGTTGACCATAGATCAGTAATCATGTTAGCCAATGCTTATCGTTACGATAAGTTAAAAAAAGCTAACCTTAAAAATAAAAAAGTTACTAAAGTATCTAGGGTAGTAAGTTCATCTAGTCCAAAAATTCAAGATGATAGTGATGTTGCAAAACGTATGAAATCTAAAAAAGCAACTCTTAAAAGAACAGGAAAAGTAAATGATGCTGTTTCTGTTTTACAAGAATTGTATTCTCAATAACAACATAGAAAGGAATAAGTAATGGCACAACCAACCAATACTTTTGATACCTATGATGGTGCAAACTCTATAAGAGAAGATTTAGCTGATGTAATTTATAATATTTCACCGACTGAAACTCCTTTTATGAGCAACGCATCAAAAGGTACAGCAACAAACACACTTTACGAATGGCAGACAGACTCATTAGCTGATGCCGCCGCTAACGCACAAATCGAAGGTGATGACTACACAGGCGATGCAAGAACTGCAACTGTAAGACTTAATAACCAAACACAAATCTCAGCAAAGTCAGTAACTATTTCAGGTACAGACGATGCTGTAGATAACGCTGGTATGTCAACACAGATGGCTTATCAACTTGCAAAGATGGGTAAAGAAATCAAGCGAGACATTGAAAGAGCATTAGTAGGTGTCGAAAATGCAAAAGTCGCTGGTAATGCAACTACAGCTAGAGAAACAGCATCTGTTGGAACATGGTATGGTGGTAACAAACCAGGTACATCTTCTGCGGCTGGTAACTTCTCAACTAATGGTTCACCTTCAGCAACTCCAGCTGGTACAGGTGCAACAGCAATCGCTGGTGGTACAAACAGAACTTACACAGAGCTATTATTAAAAGCTGGTCTTTTAAAAGCTTTTGAACTAGGTGGAGAGCCTGAAACAGTAATGATGTCACCATCACACAAGCAATTAGCTTCAGCTTTTAATGGCGTGGCAACGAAATACAAAGATGCGAGTGACAAAGTATCAATCGGTACTACTGACATTTATGTATCTGATTTCGGTGAAGTGGCTTTCGTACCAAACAGACATCAAAATGCAAACAGAGTAGATATCCTACAAATGGATATGTGGAGTGTGGACTTCCTAAGACCATTCCAAACTACTGATCTTGCAAAGACTGGTGACTCTGACAAGAAGTTACTCTTAGCTGAGTATGCTTTATGTGCAAAAGCACCAAACGCAAACTACGGAATATTTAACTTAACTGCATAATTGTAGCTAAAGGACTGGGGGTGTTTAATGCACCCCCTTTATTTATAGAGAGGAACAAATGGCAATATTTACAAACAAAAAACATACATCTAAATTGTTTAAGGTTGTTGCAAACGCAAAAAAATCAGATCAAATGACTTCTAAAGGCACTGGTAAAAAACAATCAAAACAAACATCAATGGGTGATCGTAAATACGATCCAATGTTAAGCATTTCAGGTAATCAAGGTTTATCCATGAAAGACACTGTAGATGCGATGATAGCTAAAGCGATAAAGTAATGAGTAAAAAATTCTCACTGAACGATCCTAACGATCAGTCATCAGTAAAAACAAATCTTATTGTTGATGAAGCTGAGAATAAATTTCATATTGAAAACTATCAAGACCAAGCAACTATTAAAGAAATCTTAGATTCAAACAAAGTAGCACAAAATGAAGGTGCATATAAAGCAAAAGCATTTGAGCATGAAAAAGGATATCGTGTTGCAAGACTACCTAACATTGTAGTTCATCAATTAGCTAAAAAAGGCATCTTAAATTATAATGGTAAAGTCATAGACAAGCCTAGATTTTTTCGGTGGTTAAACGACTCTGATAACAGACATTTTAGAATATATACAGGTAACTTATAATGGCAATAGACACATACTCCAATCTTAAAACATCAATAGCAAACTATCTTAATAGAAGTGATCTCACAGCATATCTTGGTGATTTTATAACTCTTACAGAGGCAAGATTGAACAGAGAGTTACGAGTTAGAGAAATGGTAAACTCAGATACATCAACTACTACAGTTACTGGTACACAAAGTTATGCTTTACCGACAGGTTATATAGAAGCAACCACAGTAATATTTCAAAGTGATCCTTACTGCACATTAAAATTTATAAACAATAGTGATTTTTACAACAAGTATAATGCAAGTCAATCTCGAGGCAAACCTACATTTTTTACTATTCTCGGTACAAATATTCTTTTAGGTGTAGCACCTGATTCAGCTTCAACATTACAAATAAATTATTACAAAAAATTAGATACTCTTTCTGATAGTAATACAACAAATACAATATTAACAAATTATCCTGAACTATATTTATATGGAGCATTAGCAGAGTCAGCTCCCTTTATTATGCAAGATGAAAGAATAAACACATGGGGTGCATTGTATAAAGAGGCATTAAAAAATGCAAATGAATCATCATCAAGAGGATCAACAACTACATCACCATTACAGATGTCAACACCACAGGTGGCATAGATGATTGAATTTGGTGATTTACAAGCCGACCTTCCTTCTTATGAAAACTCAGGTGCATTAGTTGTAGATAATGTACTACCTCTTGCAAAAGGTTATAAAAGCCTAGCTGGTTTTCAGGCATTAAGTGGTACAGGTTTAACAGGAAGTGCAGTAGGTTTATTTACAAGTTTTAGTGCCAGTGGTTCTACTAACTATGCTGGTGACGCTACTAAATTATATCAGATGAACTCCTCTTTAGTTTTTCAAGATAAAAGTAAAGCTGGTGGTTACAGTAATTCTACTACAGAGA